AATAATGTTCAACAATAGTTGAAGATAACAAAGGAGTAAATATGGAAGAAGTAATATGGGTAAACTTAGTACCTAACGAAAACAAGTCAGCAGATAACCATCCAGATTGGGTAGCACCGCCAAATCCTAATGCACCAGAGGGAAAGAAATGGACCATTGGTACAAAGATAGGAGAGACTTGGCACAATCCTGCAGGATGGAACGCAAAGGATGAAGGTGGTAATTTAACTGGAGCAATCAAGATTAAATTGACACCTAATAATCCAAATGCTGCTTCACAATCAGCTGGAAATAAGGGGTTTCCAAAAGCACCTATTTCTGGTAACAAACCAGAGTATAAGTTTTAAGTAATTAAAATTTATAAGTCTTGGAGGGGTTTTTCTTTCTTAGTTCCCTTTCGGTAGTTTTCCTCTCCAGGACACAAAAAAAATATGGACAAGAAAATCACAGAGATAGATCAAGAGATTGAGAAAAAGATTATTGATGATCGCCAAAAAGATTATGGCAATTATCAAGAGAACTTTGTTATGTTGGCAGAGATGTTTACTATCATCTTAGCTAATAATTTAAAAGCAAGAATTAAACCACACCAAGTAGGTCAATTAATGATGGGGTTAAAACTTTATAGATCTACCAAGAATTTTAAGGCAGATAACTATACAGATTTAAGTATATATAACAAGATGACTAGAGAGATACACAAAAAAGAGGTTGCCAAAAAGGATAAAAATGGATAAGTATAAGAGATTAAAGCATGGTGAAGCTAGTTTTACACTAGAAGAACGCTTTGATGACGTGGAGAAAGCTGCAAACCCTAGCACCGAGGGTGAATTTGTAGAAATTAAAATCAGTAACTTAAAAATTGATTTTACAAAAGTGATAAAGGAGCAAGATGGAAGAGTTAAAGACTCGCCTTCAAAAGTACAGGGATCTTCAAGAGAAGAAACACAAGAAGTTCCTGGAAGCCAAAAGAAAAGTAAGTAAGTATCAGAAAGATTCTTACAGATTATTTTGGAAAATTGAGAAGGCAAAAGAACAATTAATGACAGCAAGATAGTCATTAATTTATTATAAAAAAAACTGAAGGAAAACGTAGGGGATCTATGACTAAAAATAAAAAATTCTATGAGATTAAGTTAGCTTTAAAGGCAGGTCATTACGAAAATTTAAGTTTAAGAGAAAAGAAAATATATAAAAACGCTTTTAAGAATGGGTATAGATTGTCCCAATCACATATAAAAAAAGAACAAAAAGTTTATATTCCTAAAAAAATTGTAGGCATATCATTTGCCAAACCTAGTGGAAGAGTTGTTGAAAGTATTATTAATAAAATTTGTATCAAATACGAAGTACATAAAAAAAGTTTGATGAGCAAAACTAGAACGCAAGATTTAGTTAGAGCAAGAAACATTATTCATAATCTCTTACATGAAAAGTATAAGTTAAGTCTTACAGAAATAGGTAAATACTTTGGACAAGATCACACTACAGTATTACACTCTATTGAAATGAAAAGACTTAGGAAAAGATTTTGGCATAATAACCAATCTTTGTGGAAAGAATACCAAGATATAAAAGATACTATTTCTTAAATCCAGACTTCATATTCTTATAAGCCTTCGCAGATATAGTAGACTTCTTTTTAGAGTTTGAAGTACCAGCTCGTTTTTTTTTATTGATGTTATAGTAAAGACCCTTCTTAGCCATTTTACCAGATTTAGTTTTGTGATAACCTTTTTTCATTACTTTCTCTTTTTAGATTTAGACTTCATTATTTTTTTCTTCAAAGCTGAAGGCAGAGTTTTCTGCTTAGCTGTTAGTTTGCTTTTACCTTTTGACTTACCATACATAGTTATTCTCCTGTTGTTGTTTCAATTTTATCTCACAATAGTTATCAAAGCAAGAACCATCTTTGCCATCATGACAAAAATATTGTCTTTTAGCTGTAATAATCCATCCACCATTATCACTTAATAGCTGTTTATTACACTCTTTACAGTAACCACAAATAAAAGATTTTACTTTAGACTTTACCCAACCTTTTTTCTTCACTTCTTTTTCTTTTTTTTCTTACTAAAATTAGTAAAATCAAAAGTTAATACATCTTCTACCTTTTTAAATTGATCATCTATCCAACTAAAAAATTTATAAAACATTCTATCTAACATTTCCATCTCCTTCTTGCTTGTCTTATTCTTGAATTAGGATCGTTCCTAGTTTTAGCTGAGGATCTTTTTAACTGACCCAATGATCTAGCACAATAACTTTTTCTACGTTTAGCAGCAACAGATCCTCTCTTAACTTTACCAGTAACTGCTGTCTTTAATTTACTACCCGGATTGGCTCTTCTATATCTTGCAACACCTTTAGCGGTCATACCAGCTCCAGACTTTGTGGGTCTGTAGTTTGCGTTCTTACCTTTAGTTGTTTTTCTTATAGCCATTATCTTTCGCTTAATCTATCCATGTGATTGTATATTCTACCAATAACTTTATCTAAATCAAGTAACTCTTGCTTCAACATCATAACTATTGCTTGTAATTCTACAACTGTAATGACTACCCAACTTGATATTCCAAGTAATATTGTACCCAACAAAGGGATCATCCATTTATTGTTTTTCATCTATCTTATCAATCATACTTTTGTAGGGGTTATGTCTTGGTGCATTATTAGTGGCTTTGATACCAGCACAATAAGAAAGTAATTCTTTAAAATTAGGTAGGTCTTGGTTTGTATTAATACCTTTACAAACTTTATATAATTCTATTTGTTGTTTTAAAACTTCGTTCTTAGTTGTTATTCTGTTTTGTTCATCACAATGTTTTTTAGATATACCTAGATACTTTCTAAAATTTAATCTTAGTTCATGGCTATTGTCATCATAATCATTACTAATGCTATTAGTTCTGTGATCGTTTTCTCTTTTAGAAATACTTAAATCTACATCTCCATATCTACAAGAATTAGTGCCATTGTTTAAATACTCATTTCTTGAATGAGCTGGTTTGACAAAGATTGCCAATAACAAAAATAAAATAACTAATACTCCTGTAAAATAATAATTCATTGTCATCATTCTCCATAATTACCTTGATAGGTCTCTAACTTCCCATTGTAGATCACTAACTTGGCTTCCCATAATTTCCATAATCTCTTTTGACATTTGAATAACACCATAGATGTTAGAAATATCTTGATTAACTTTTTTAACAACTTCATTTTGTTTATCTATTTGTTCTTGTAAAATGTAAATAGCTTGTTTGTTAGAATTAATTGTATTGGTTAAATTAAGAACATACTTAATTCCTGTAAAGCTACCCACTACGATAGATGCTACTACTGGTATTACAACAATATTTGATTTTAATTTATCAGCTATATTCATTAAAAAAATCCTCCAACAAGAGATTTATCATTTTTTTAAAATATTGCTATATTTAATTATCTACCTTGACCCAAGTAACGATTGGTATTTTTTTGGCGTTTCTCATGTTTACTCATAGATTTTTTATGAACTCCTGGTCCACGCTTTTTAGGTTTATCTCTAGGTACAAAGTGTGTAAACTTCTGACGAGCCATTACTTTTTCTTTTTATATTTAGGTTTCTTCTTTTTCTTCTTACCAGTTTGCTGCGATAACATAGTTACCTTCTTGCTGTATTGTTGTGCAAAACTTTTAGTTATCATTTCTTTCTCATTATATCTGCACCTTTAAGACCATAGATTGCAGAGATTACACCAATAAAGATTGCTTGATACCAATAAGGTAGGTTTTTAAAATACTCAAAAAATAAATCTAGCTTTGCACGAATGTCAGGATCGTCAGAGAAAACAGAATAAGCCAATAGCAGCATAGGAATGGATATAAGAATGAGTACAAACTCATCTTTCCAACCATTATCATTGCTCTCAATAATCTTCGCTTTATATTCCAGTTCACCGCTACTCATCTTTTCTGCATGACGCATTTGTGCATCTGCCATCAGCATTTTTGTTTGCTGCTTTTTTTTGTATATATGAGATCCTGCTTGAACTGCAAGTTTAATCGCACTTAACCACATTATCCTTTTACCTTTCCATCTTTCCACTCCATGTCTGGTAAGCCATTGTCGAACTTCTTACCATCATAAGTTAAGACTTGTTTTCTATTTGATCCTGATTCGTTGTAAGATACATGAA